ATTACGTTCTGCTGGACAAGCCGGAGATGGAGAGAATTAAGAGGTCGTATGTCCTTCTCAAGGGTCTGCCAGAACGATTCATAGAGTTCCTGAGCCGGATTCGGGATGCCGAAGAAGTATCACTGAAAGAGGATGCCCCCGCCTAGTCGGGGGTCCTCCTTTGAAGGGGGGGAGTGGTTGGGCCAGCGGCTGCTCCTCCCTGAAAAAACAATAGTAAAGGAGTGATTATGGAAACTGAAAAGGGTGATTGGGTAAAGGTAAAGATACTCAAGCACATGATATCTATTTACGGTTCTCACTTCCCTAGGGCGATAGTTACTATTCCCGAGCGTGTAGCCAAGAACTGGGTGGAGCTCGGGATAGCCGAGGCTATAGATTATGCCAGCAAGGTAGAACTGATGCTAGTACCAGAGCCGATTGAGTTTGACCTTAACGAGTCAATAACCATCAACATGAGTGACATAGCCACGGCTGTTGACATGGAATCTGAGGCTGTACCGGAAATAGAACCGGAACCGGAAGTCGAATCTGAGGAAGTACCTGTGAAGCCCGTGGCGAAGCCGAAGGCCAAGAAGGTTAGGAAACCCCGGAAGAAATAGGAGACAATTGTGAGAGTAAGGGTGCTGAAAGATTTCGCTGTCGGCGGCAGGACTTTTCGTGCGGGTGAGGTCACAGAGATTGACCCCAGGACAGAATGGCGTCTGGTTAGAATGGGAATCGTAATGCAGGACAAGAGCCTAGATGGCGCCAGGGAAACGAAGTCAGTACCGTAAGTGGGGAGTAGCAAATGACTGTACGGCAAATCTTAGCCAAACATTATGAAGGACTATCGACTGACGCTAAACCTACAGGAGTCATCGCCGGTACGACCTTTGAAGAGACAGACACTAGGGCTAATTATGTCACGTATGACGGCACCGCCTGGGTGGTAGCTGATGAACGTGGTCGGCTGACTAATGAAGATGGGACTTTCGTTGATTTGCTTGGCGAGTTCGCTGCCGTTGTAGAGGCTATAGAGAGTATATAATGCAAGGTTTGTCTTATCGATTTAATTATGATAATAGGGAAGATACCATCAAGTTTTCTCTTGCGATAGGGTTGCAAGTGATTAGCCTCACTCTGAAAACAGATGATTTCTTTGGCTTCTGTGACAGTGTAGCTATTTCGAGCGCCCCTCTCTTTGAGAAAATTAAAAGAAGGAAGGCTGAAGGTATAGAGGGGGATGTTGAGTTCGATACCGGTGCCTGGGATAAACTAATGAGTAAGAGCGAGGAGTAGGGGAGATGGAGATAAAATTGACTCCACACCAATGGACAGATCTTAAGAAGATTGTCGCCCAAGGCGCTCATGCCGAGCGCAGAATGGGCTATCCTATCGAGATTGTCAATGGGGATATCTTGATTGAGATTGAGGAGTCCGAGACAAAAATCGTTTTGGTGGATGAAGAATAATGGCTATAAGACAGATTTTAGAAAAATACTACGAGGGGTTATCGGGCGACGTTAAGCCCACCGGGGTTATAGCTGGTTCGACATTACGAGAGACGAATACCAGGGCAACGCACATAACTTATGACGGTACGAACTGGGAAGTCGCTGACATACGGTTCAGGTTGGTCAATGAAGACGGAACCTATGTGGACTTGCCCGGGGAGTTCGAGACTCTTGTGGAAGCCATAGAAGCATTAGGCGCTATCGTAGCGCTTCAAGCTACCCTGGTCATCGTTAATACCGCAGTCGATGCTATCAAGGTAAAGACTGACGGAATAGGTATTCTCACTGAGACAGGCGGGACACTTACCACCGACGGGAATGTGCAGAACCTATATATTAACGATGCCCCTTCCGGAGTATACAGGCCGATAGCAGTCAACCTCGATTGTACTGCCCATACTGCCGGCGAGACTATTGTAATTACGGTATCCTATAGGGTTAAGCCAGGTGGTGAATATATCCTTTCCGACACTGACACTTATGCCGGGCTGATTAGCCCTCAATTGCTTACTATCGAATTGCTGCCAACTCGGTATGGTATTAAGGTCACAATACAAAAGACAGGTGGAGCTAATCGAGCTTATGACTGGGAAGTAATCTGGGAAGCGGTGCCTTAATGTCAAGCCATTATGATGATATAGCCTTGAATGAAGATATACTGCTTGATCTTCCGTTTTTGGAAGGGACTGGCATAATAACTCAGGACGTAGCAAAACCGCATCATCCTATCACTCTAGTGGGCGCTCCAACATGGACGGCGCTGGCCAGTGGATTGATGACGCTCAACTTTGATGGTACTACTCAGTATGCCCAATGTCTGAATGCTAATTGTGCTGACCTTGGATTTACGACTGAAGATTATACTATTTTGGGTGTGGTCAACTGGACTGTCGATGATACAGACCAAATAATAATCGCCAGATACGAGCTAAGCGTTGGAGGTTGGGAGCTTTATCTGACTTACTACGGTGGATTTCACACTATGACGCTCCGTCATCATCATGCAGCGGGGGCTTCGTTACGGACAGGAGCTTATTCTAGAAATTGGACTCCAGATACTACTTGGGTATTTGGTGTTAGCAGGATTGGAACATCTGCTCAATTCTACCGAAACGGTGAACCAGTTACTACAATCTCCGACTCACTGATTGACCCTGAGGCCACCGACCAAGATTTGGTGATAGGTGTCCGGTACTCCAAGAACAATAATTTCCTGAAGAATATGCTTTACAGACCACGCGTAATTGGTGCTGCTTTAACTGCTGCTCAACATAAAACAGCTTATGAGCTAATTAAGGAATGGTTGTAAAATGATAGATGAGATAAGGGCATTAAGGTACTTACTTTATAATGTGCTGGCCCTGGCTCACCATTTAGATTCACGGAGCCGTGTTTACCCGCAGGTGGCCGGTGCTACGATAACCTTGATATCCGATGCCGTAGCCGATACTTGGGGCGATTGGACTCAGATAGTTCCGATAAATACGATTGACTTCGGTTATAAGGTCATCGGTATGGTTATATCTGGCGTGGACGTGGCCAGCGATTACTTTTTCCAGCTCGGGTATAGCTTGGCTGATGGTGATGAACCCACTACTGCGCAAATAATGGGCGAGTGAGAGAAGAGGATAGCCTCTGTGCCGATTGCACAGGCTACCGAAGTTCTTGATTTTTATAGCTGTTGCTGCCCTGCTAACGCGAAGCTATGGGGTAGGTTGAAAACAGATGGAGGCGCTACCGACGAGGCTTACATTACCATCCTCGTTAGTCACCATACCGAGCTTCGAGGCAAGATAGCGGGATTAACTACATGGCCTTGGTCGACATAAGGAGGTATTATGGCTAGTTGGCTTGAAGAGGCAAAAGTAAAAGAAAAGGAAGCATTGAAAGAGGTGTTTGGTGCTGGTGGTGATATAACTGCTGCTAACCCGTTAGGAGTTGCAGTAACTACCCAAGCACCAGAGATAACACAAATGCACCGCCGAGCAGTCGGCATAGACTCACTTTTTTATATGTATGCTGGAGGAGTGGGCAAGATTTCAGATTACTGGAATGAGGCAACAGGTATATTAAAACATGGCTTCTGGGCATTCCACTCAAAGAGAGCATTTAATAATGGGTTCTTCCTCCTCAGAGCCAAGCTCAACACTGCTACTAATACCGGCCAATTGTTTGGCGTGGAATCAGGCTCAAGTTACCAAATGTTATCGGTGCTCTTTTCAGTGAAAGAGATAGGAGGAGTCCCAAAGGCCTATATTAGAGTGGGTGCTGCTGGCGCTATAGGTGCATGGGGCACTTTCTACATCACTCCGCTTCTACCTGCTGATTATGATACAGCTTTACACTACTATACCATTAAGGTTAACCGAAATAATGTCCTCTTCTGGATAGATGGGTCGCTCAGAGCAGTTTTCCTATTAGGGATACAGGAGTATAGAGCATACACACCTGAGAATGTTCCTCCTTATCTCTTAGTAAGCACACTGTCCCCCAATACAGCAGGATGTTATTTTGTGGGGATGGAAGGCCCTGATTATATGGAGTGGGTGGTTGACACAAATAGCTTAATTGCAGCCGATGGCGAGCCGATTACCCCCTTAATGATTCCTGCTTATAAAGAGAATACTGATACTAAGTGGACTGGACTAGCTACTGCTGGTGCTTTACAGACATCTCATCCTGTGCCAGTCTGGGGTTATACAACAAAATCACTATACTTTATGGCTGATGGTGCAGGGACTCTTACCGTGCAGATCTATGCTGGTGGCGGGTGGCGTGATATAGCAACGCCTGTTGTCGCTGCTAATACTTTAGTGGTTTATAACTTGGATTACGAAACACCAATTGCCCGATGCCTTTATGACCCAAGTAATAACGATACCATAACCTTAGCAGAATGGTGTCTTAGTTAGGGGGAGATTAGATGGGGTTAGTAATTATGTTTTCGAAGTCTAAATATAAGGCCTTGTCTAGGGTGGTTGACGCTTACGATCTGGGCACAATGCAGGATAAATATACCCTAGGCAAGGTTGAGTCTGGACACGATTTGGGGACTGTGCACGATAAATATACATTGGGCAAAGTTAAGGGAGGCTAAACAATGAGTCTATCTGATATAGCTTTGATAACACTTCTTCAGGCTAAAAATTATTTAAGGATTGATACCAGCGCATCCTTAAAAGTAGATGCCGAGTTCGTCGGCGTAGGAACTGGCGCTGAAGATGAATACGACCTCGATAATACTCCGGTTGAAGGCAGCTTGATTCTGAAGGTGAATGATGAGTTGCTGGTAGAAGATGATGACTTCACGATTAGTGCAGCGACCGTTACCTTCACCACAGCGCCTGCTCTTAATGCAGGAATAACTGCCAGCTATGACTACGCCGCTGTTGATGATACCTTTGAGTCTTATGATGATCTGCTTCTTGAGAGTCTCATCGCCGCAGCCACTAAAAAAGCTGAAGATTATACAGGGCGAGTTTTTGTCCGGCGCGAAATAATCGAGACACATATAGGAGACAACAAACAAGTCCTGAAACTCTATAGACAGCCGATAGTTGAAGTGACGCGCATCACCATCGACGGAGATGAGCTTGACGTTGATGATTGGACAGAAAGACTTTCTATTGGGCGGTTATATCATGTCGCTGTTTGGCCAGTAGACGCAGAAATTGTCATCCAATATACGGCTGGTTATGGTGCTGATAGGGCAGCTACCCAAGCACTGATACCGGATGCGGTGGCCGCCGCTCTCCTGATACTGGCCAATCTATTTGAGAACAGGACTGACCAAGTGAAGAGCGAGAGTGTTACTGGAATCGGCTCTGTCACTTATGACATCCCCAGTCAGGCAAAGGAACTGCTTAATCCCCTGAGGGTGAATATATTGTGATAACCTCATACCAAAGAGGCCACTTAATCAAATACAACCCTATTAAGGAATTATGGGTTTATACGGATGATAAAACTCCGATAACAACCGAGCGACCTTGCATAAGGTGCGGCGAGATGCCCACCCCTGAAGGTTATGATGTCTGCTTAGGTTATATTCCTGATGTGAAATCAGCTTGTTGTGGACATGGAGTTAGCAATTCCATCAAATATTTGGGCTAGTTCCATTTTAGTCATGAGTTGAGCAATAATCATATCTCGCATGGCATCCTGAAACTGAAGCCATGTTTCATCAGTAATAGGTCGGCACTCTTCAAATTTCAGGTCATCGGGAGTTAAAATCATTTCTTTCTCTCCTTCATATTGTAGGCACAATGTCAAGTATTTTTGTTTTGCAGTTTGGGATTCTGCCGAGGGCGACTCCAATAGGGGGATTTACACTTAGGGCAGACACGGGGGTGTGATTGTTTACTAGGCCACTCGTGACCACAACGAAGGCATTTGAATATTTTAATTACCAACAATATATTTCATCTACCTCCTTTAATCGATGAAATCTCAGATGATTGGCTAAATAAACGACCACATTTACCACATCTAAAACGCTGTATTTTCCGGCGGTTTATCCAAATAAAACCAGCCTTAGTTACCTTGTCCGATTTACATTCTGGACATTGCATATAGTTTACCTCCGTGAGATATTTGCATTGGGAAGGGCAGCCTTAATTGACCTGCTATTTTCCCGTTAGACCTTAATATATTGCAATAGTGATGGGCAATGCGCAGATTCCAGTATTCGCTAGTTGATATAGAACTATCATTTACCCCACTGGTAGGAACAATGTGGTCAAGCGTAGCCTTTTTGAATGTAACTTTTTCATTGCAGATATGGCAATGCCCATTATCTAGCAGATAAATCAATGATTTAGCTATCAAGTAATATTTATAATTACTATTTAATCCTGCAAGTGGTGGATTTACCATACCTACATACTAACACACCGCCAGGTAAGTTGTCAAGAGGATTTTATAAAGAATGCTAACGACTATCTTGAAAGACAGAGTAACTATTCAATTGCGAGTAGCCACCCAGACGGCGATGGGAGAGACTATAACATGGACGCCTGTAGAGAAGCGATACGCCCGGGTGGTCCCGCTGGATGCTGCAGCGCGGGCAGTCTATATGCAGATGCAGTCTATCGTAACTCACAAGGTAGTGATGAGAGGGGGGATTAGCATCAGCTTGGGTAATAACCGCCTGCTCTGGGGCAGTAAGATACTTGAGCCGGTGGAGCCAGTTCAGACTCTGGATGATAAAACATCCGTGGTCATGGTAAAAGAGATTTAGGATGCCAAAAGGTCAAGTTGCTTGGAATAAAGGAAAGAAGACTCCTGATGATACTCGAAAAAAGCTAAGTTTAGCTATGTTAGGAAGGCCTTCTTCACGGAAAGGGAAGCATCAAACAGAAGAATCTAACCAAAAAAATCGAGAAGCTCATTTAGGGGAAAACAATCCTAACTTCGGAAGAACAGGTGGAAAGCATCCAATGTTTGGTAGATGTGGAGAACTCAGCCCAACTTGGCAGGGCGGAATATCGTTCCTTCCTTACTCATCAGAGTTTAATGCTGCTCTGAAGGAGCGAATCCGTGAGCATGATAATCATACTTGCCAGCTTTGTGGTGTGCCTCAGGCGGAATGTATTAGGAAGTTGGCTGTTCATCATATTGACTATGATAAAGAGAATATAGCTGATGATAACCTAATTTCACTCTGTATATCCTGTAATACAATGGTTAATTTCAATAGAGAATATTGGATGAAATATTTTCAGGAGGCTAAACTTGGGAACCGAAGTAACCCTGAAATTCTACACGAAAGAGGTAGTCAAGTCTATTGAGGATGCGGCTGCTCAAAAGATGTATGAGGCTACACAGGTTGTCAGGACAGAGGTGCTTGAAACTTTGGCTGGTAGCCGTTCTGGTAGAACTTATTTAGTGCCTGGGACTAAACGCACATATACCGCATCATCTCCTGGGGAAGCGCCAGCGCAAGCCACGGGTCATTTAAGGCAGAATATTAAGACCGCAGTTGAAGGTGAAGGAAGGAAGGTTATCGGGATGGTCGGGACAGACGTTCCCTATGGCCCAATGCTGGAGTTTGGGACTAAGGGTGGTGCGGTGATACGTGCAAAAGGCAAGACTTTAGCTTTTTACGCTGGCGGTGCGATGGTATTTGCTAAACAGGTAATTCAAGGACCTATCGCTCCCAGGCCTTGGCTTCGCCCGAGCTTTGAGAAGGCAATGCCAAAGCTGAAGGCTATCTTTGGGAATAGGTGGTTTTAGATGACTGATTTAGTTAGTGTTTTGTTCGGTATGGCAATATCCGTAGTAGCTTTTTTTGCCGGCTTCTTTATTGGTTGGTTAAAAGACAGAATTGGTCAAGGGTGGTTTTAATGGCAACTGATTTAGAGAAAAGCTTGATAGATTACTTATGGATTAAATATACAGACAGCACCACACTAAAAGCTGCTATGGGCGGAACCGTCAGATGCTACCTGGCCTGGGCTATTCCAGATGCTACCTTTCCATATTTAGTTCACCGATTGGCTATCAGAAAACACCCAGGCACTCACGTCGTCCAGAAGGCAGCTTACTACCTTGATATCTGGAGTGACAGTCCCGACGCAAATGAGATTCTGGCCATCAGGGTGTTGATTGTAGGGCTATTAGATGAGCTTGTTTTTAGCACCGCTGATGTCAAGCAGTGTCATATAGAGTTTATGTCTAGCGGGTTTGTACCGGAAAGCGAGCAGGACATATTTCATTACGCGACTATGTGGGATATTGCATTCAGAAGGGATACTGAGGCAGGGATTATCAATTCGCGGTAGGAGGTTATATGAAAGCAAGGAAAACAGACTTTTTGGAAGAAGAGGGATTGGCCATTGAAGAAGAAACAAGCATAAAAGTAACCGAGGTAATTGAGGAGGTGCCTATTGAAGAAAAGGTAGAAGAACCCAAAGTACTGTCTTCACAATCGAAGGCATATTATTACAAAAATTTATTTGGAGGTAAATAATCATGGCAGATACACCGGGAAATGTACTAACAGGAAGAGCAATTTTAGCAATCAGGAATCCTAACGACGCCCTGGCTGAGTGGTCAACCGCTCAGCATTATGCTGGCAATCATTCTGTAAGACTTTACAAAGGAGGTTCAGGGAATGCCGGTAGCACCCATGTCGAGATAGTCCCGCCAGCGGGATTAACTGTCGCTGCTCTTTTGGCAGACCCAACGGACTACAGCTTCTGGTATTGGTATAGTGCCGTGACGGGCAATTTTGTCCAGTTCGAGCTGAAATATGAAGACCCTAACTCAGATGGCTGGATGGAAGTTACGGTCATGGTTCACCAGACTACTCTTGGCACCGGACCAACTATGGGTTGGCTGAAAAAGGCTCTAGCCCTCACTGACAAAATCGGATACGGCGGAGTCAACGAAACAGGAGAATCCTTCTTTGACTATGACTTAGCCGATACCATCGCTGAGGTAATAAGCGGCCCACTAGGCCAGGCTGCGGCCCCCGCCGTCGGAGATTGGGTGCTAACGAGAGTCAGGCTGGAGTTATGGGAACCTACGCCAGAGAGGACAGCTTATGTTGATTCACTGGAAATTGACGGGACTGTCTATACTCTGGAGCCAGGCGGAACCGGGCCAGCGATGCTCCTATCGGCCCCTTACACCGATGTCGGTTATACCGATGACGGAGTTGTTTTCGAGGTCGTGCATGAGACGGGTGATACCAGAGTCGATGAGACGCCTTACCCGATTGACCGGTTTATCACATCGGGGTCACTGAGAGTAACCTGCAATATGGCCGAGAGTTCACTGGCAAACCTCAACTTAGCAATCGCCGGCAGTGTGCTTAGTGGCAATCTTCTAACGCTCGGAACTGGAGTGCTACGAAAGTTCGCCCTGCGCTTGGTAGGAATAAGCCCATCCGGATTGCATAGGCAGATATATCTACCTATAGTGACCGCTACCGGAACGGTCAGTATGTCTTACAAGAGGGCAGAGAAGACCATCGTGCCTGTGACCTTTGAAGCCCTGAAGCCAGCCACTGGCAGCATCTTCACATGGGTTGATAACGCAGCCTAAGTAGCAATTAGGTAGCGGTTACGCGGAGTGGAGCAGCGGTTTAGCTCGCCAGGCTCATAACCTGGAGGTCGCAGGTTCGAACCCTGCCTCCGCTACCAAATTAAAGAAGGAGGACGCATGGACATTAAAGTAAGAGACCTAAACATTGATGATGTCTTCGCCGTGGCAAAAATGCTGGGCAAGATTACTAAATCAGCCAGGGCGGAGATAGTCCTGGCGATAGGTTCCAAGAAGGCAAAGAAAAACGTCAACGCGACTGAGCTCGGCATGGTAATAGTGCAGAACCTTTGCGTTGAGGCTGGGGAAGACCTGAAAGCTTGGCTGGCAGACATGGTAGGGCAGCCTGTAGGGGAGTTTGGAAAGATGTCTCCCCATGCCCTCATTGATGTAGTCAAGCATTTGGCTGCTCAGGAGGACATAAAGGATTTTTTATCGCAGGTGTCTCAGCTAGTGAAAGAGTCGGAAGAGACCGAATCTACCAAGCCTTCGACTTAATACAGGCGAGGTATGGCTGGACGGATGAGGTTGTAATGAACCTACCATTCAGCCGGTTTCGCAGTTTACAGACATTAGCGATTGAGGCAAGACGGGACGAAGTAAAGGAAAAGTTCACCATAGCCGCTTTTATCGGGTGGCAAATGGGAGCCAGCATTAAGGTCCCTGGGGAGCCAGAGGGTGCGACTAATACATTCCAAGACCATCTGGTGAAACTTGGCTTAGCAGATAAGGTGACAAAGGAACCGATGCCAGTAAAGCCGGAAGATGCCCCGCCGTTACTTGAAAGTCAAAGGGTTAAATGGGTAACGCCCAAAAATAAACAAGGGGCGGACTACGATATGCTCCGGGCAATGGGTGGTAAGGGCGGATTCGTTAAAGGATAGTTATGCAAATATTCGAATTAGTCGGCAGGATGATAATCGAAGGCCAAGCCAAAGCTGAAGAGGGGCTCACTAGACTAGAGGGCTTTGCCAAGAAAAACGAGAAGGCTTTTAAGACTATGGGCAAGGCCATGACTGTAGCCGGTGGAGTCATAGTCGGCGGACTAGCTTTAGCTGTAAAGAGTGCCACTGATTTCGGTTCCGCTATGCGTGAAGTCAATACCATGATGGGCTTGTCAAATGAAGATTTTAAGTCCTTTTCTAAAGAAATCCAGAAACTATCATCTGACCTGGGAGTTGACGCCGTAGAATCGGCAAAGGCTCTCTATCAAGCTATATCAGCCGGAGTCCCGAAAGACAACGCCATTGAGTTTCTAACGATAGCAACTAAGGCAGCTATCGGAGGTGTAACTTCTACGGAAGTAGCAGTTGATGGATTGTCTACTGTTATCAATGCTTTTAAGCTGCCATTATCTGATACTCAGAGAGTGGCCGACTTGATGTTCACTACAGTCAAGGGTGGTAAAACTACCTTTGAAGAATTAAGCGGGTCTATCGGTATGGTAGCCCCCGCCGCTGCTGCAATGGGGGTCAAATTTAGTGACCTTTCTGCCGCTTTCGCAACTTTGACAAAACAGGGTATTGATACAGCTAGAGCTTCCACTTCCCTTAACGCTATTATGACTGCTCTAATAACACCTACTACGGAAATGGCAGCAGCAATAGAGGGATTAGGATATGAGTCAGTAGATGCACTCATTGCGGAAGTAGGTCTAGCGGAAGCGTTGACTCTACTGACAGATAAGGCCGGTGGTTCAAAAGAGATGCTGGGCAAAATGTTCAGTTCATCAGAAGCGTTAAAGGGGATTTTTGCACTCACTGGTGATAGTGCCAAACTATTTGCAGCCGACCTTGAAGCAGCGGCGAATGCTGCTGACGCTTCGCTTGAAGCTTTCTTGGAGATGGAAAAGGGCACCGGACGGATGATGGCTCACTTAAAAGCCTCAATCCAAGGTGTCTCGATTACAATAGGTAATGCTTTACTTCCAGCTTTGGGGGCGATAGTTGCTAAAATAACACCTGTTGTTGCTGGGATAGCTAGTTGGCTATCAGAAAATCCGAAATTGACTCAAGTTGTAACTTTATTTGCGGCTGCCGTTGGTGGGTTACTGCTAGTCCTTGGCCCATTAGTATTCGCTCTACCTAATCTCGTTAAGGGGTTTGCTCTGGTTCGTCAAGGGCTTGTATTGCTCAGGGCTTCTTTCCTGGCTACAAAAATAGGGGCCATCGCTATGTGGGCAGGAATAACTCTAGGACTCAGTGTAGCAATCGCTGCCGGTATAGAACTCTATCAGAATTGGGACAAAGTATCAGCATGGCTCGGTAAGACTTGGACATCTATAGAGATGTGGTTCTTAGAAGGAGTTGAGAGCATACTTGATACCTTAGTCAAGTTCACCAGCTTTATACCTGGGCTAGGTGGGAAAATCGGAGAGCTACGTGATGCTTTCTCCAACATAGTAGATAAGGAGGGCGTCAAGAAAGCCATCCTTTCAGTTGAAGAACTTCTATTAAAAAATGCCGAAGCTATCGATGAACAGAAAACAAAAGCCAAAGAGCTAACTGAGGCAATTAAGACTGAACTTACCAACCGCTGGGATGCTCAAAAGAAAGGTTTCGAGGATGAGAGGGTTGCGGCTCAGAAAGTCCATGACGATAGGCTTGAGGCTATTGAAGATGAGTACGGAGAGACAAAAGAAGCTGTAAAGTCTCTCGTGCAGTTAGAGCGTGACCGATACGATAATGAAATCCAAAACATAAAAAACAAACGGGATGCAGCTAGAGATGCACACCAGGAGGCATTAGCCAATGCTGAAACCGAATATAAGGCATCTTTAAGTCGGGAACAAAGATATCTACAAGACCAGATAGACGACCTTGACCAGCAAACCAGGAATGAAGAAGAAGCCTTATCAAGGCAAGCTGACCAGAAGAGACTGGTAGAACTACAGGAGGCATTAGCTGCTAGTGAGACTGATGAAGAATATGCAACAGCCAAGGCAAGACTTGATGAATTTGTTGCTAATCTAGCTCGCAAGGCATTACTGAGGGATCGCCAAGATGCAAAGGATGCTCTCCGTGATAGGATTCAGGACATAAGAGATGAGCAGGGCGAGGTTGTGGCTATAGCCAAAGAAGCTCGGGATAAGGCTATAGAAGTAGCCAATGAAGCTCTCAGAGTAGAATTGGCAAACCTTGTCACGAAAGAGACGGAGTCTGGAGTTGCCCATACTAATGAACTCGCTCGTATCAAGAAGGCAAAAGAAGAAGCAATAACAGCAGCTGGGGCGACACTTGTTGCCAGTTTGAAAACTATCAATGAGACAGAAGCCGGGCTTTTGTTGTCCCACAATAACCAAATGACTCGCCTCCAAACTGAACTAGATACCTTTATCGGCAATAATGCGGCTAAGCTCACAGACACTGAGGAGTTTGTTGAAAATCTAAACTTAGCACTAGAAGAAATCAAGGATGTTGAGTATACTGTCACTCGGATAGAAAAAACCGTTCAAGAGTCTAGTAGCGGAGAAGAAAAGAGGAGAGTAACTATAGGGCCATATGAAGGCCTTGTCACTGGTGGTATTGTCATGAGGGAGACGATAGCCAGGATAGGGGAGAATGCTCCTAGAATACCTGAAGCGGTGATACCTCTCAGCCGAGAATCGTTAGCTGGGCTAGGACTTGGGGGATTCAAAACAGCCAATATTATTGTGATGCTTGACGGTAAGGTGCTTGGTCGAGTGGTGGGGCAACCGTTAGTGGAAGAGATTTTACTCAAGACTGGATTCAGAAGGTAGATACATGCCAGCAGTCGTCAAAATTGATAGTGTTGAAGTCGTTCAGGAGCAAGGGTCTATTCAGATTCGTGAAGCTCTTGAAGAAAGGACTGCGGCTAATTTTGTTGTGGTGGATAATACCAGTGCAGCAACCTACGTAAGAGGAACACCTGTTACCATCGATGATATTCAGGGTAATAGCATATTCGCTGGTTTTATTGCTACTCCGTCCAGGCGCAGAGTCGGATTTGAAGATAATATGCTTCATTCCATCTCCTGTATGGATAACCGCTATTTAGCGGATAAGCGTACCATAGCCAGGATATGGACTGATGTGACCGCCGGGAGCATCGTCACTGACATTATAACCGATTATCTGGCTGCTGAAGGGATAACAGCAGGGACCATCACGGCTGGCCCTATAATTAAATTATTCAAAGCGAATTATGCAAATATAGCTCAAGCACTTGATGCCTTAAAAGAACAAACTGGTATGATATGGAAAATCAGCGATACTAAGGTTTTGGACTTCATAGAAAGGTCTTCTAATGCTGCCCCGTGGTCTCTTACTGCGGCTGACATTATACCCGGCACCGCTGAACTTGCTACCGGTAATTCTGATTATAGAAACAGGCAATGGGTGAGGGGGGGATTAGTTCCTACTTCTGCTCAGACTGAAGCTTTTGTCGCAGATGGTGAACAAGTCGCTTTCGCTTGTGGGTATCCTCTTTATTCAGTACCTGTAGTCACAGAAGATGCTGGTGCTCCTAAGACGATAGGAATTAAAGGGCTTGATATCGGTAAACAGTATTACTGGAATAAAGGTGATGAAGTAGTCACGGCGGCTGTCGCTCCCGCCGCTGCTGTGATTGTTAGGGTAGTATACGTCGGGTTGTTCCGAGCCATTTCGTTTGCCACTAATAATGCTGAGATAATCGCCAGGGCTGCTATCGAGGGTGGCACCGGGTTCGTCGATGCCAGCCTTTATGATGTTAATCTGGAGACTAAAGATGCTGAACAGGAGATGGCAACATCGAAGCTAATAGAGTATTGCAGGGATGCCGAGCAGTTCTACTTTTCCACTAATAGATATGGATTAAGGGCTGGTCAGTTACTACCTGTGACTTACTCGCCCTTTGGATTTGTTGCCCATGAGATGCTTATCAAGTCCGTTACTATTAGTTTTGTTTTAGACCAGGCTTTGTATGAAGTGCAAGCCGTTACAGGCCCACTTCTCGGCTCATGGACAAAACTCTTCGAGTCATTGTTTACCCAGGCATCTGGTCTCGTCTCAATAGGTGAGGGAGATGTGGTAATTATACTACTCTACCAAGAGGAAAATCTCGCCTTGACAGAGGAGACAGACCTAGACACCGACGACTTTACCGGTGGTATAGTCGGCAGATGGATAGCCTTACCTCCAGAAACAAGCGAGGGGCACCATGTCCAGCATGAACTATTGTCTTTAATAGAGACACCCACAGATACAGAAACAGTTACAGAGGATTATGACTGGGGGTAAACTATGGCTCATTATTGGTTACTAATGTATAGGTATAAATAATGACATTTTATAAGGGAATGATACCATGGAACAAGAAAGACCATCTTCTGTTGATATGCGAATACTGCGGGAAGACTTACGATGTTTACCCCTATGAAATTAATCGCAAATTTTGTTCGGCGATATGTCGTTCTAAAGGTTGCGTCAGAAGGGGGTTATTTGAGAAAGGCCATACATTTTCTAATGGTGGCAGCACCGGCCATAAACATACAGAAGAAACTAAGCACCAAATGAGTATAGTGAGAACTGGAATAAAACTTACTGAGGAACACATACGGAAAATACTCAGAAGGCGTGAAATGAGTTCGCTGGAAATTGCATTTAATAAGAAAATATCAATACTAGGTTTACCATATAAATTTGTTGGGGATGGTGAGTTCTTTATTGAACACAAAAATCCAGATTTTGTAAATATAAATGGAGAGAAGATAGCCATTGAGGTTTATGCCCGTAGACATAAGGAGGAATTTAGGGGCGGAATAAAAGAATGGCAAGAAGAAAGAAATAATATCTTTGCTAAATATGGATGGAAAATAGTTTATTTTGACGAAACCGAAATAAATGATGTTACTATATTAAGCAAATTGGAGGTGTAATATTTCTCATTATTGGTTACCAGATGCAACAAGCGGAACAGGGACAGGGAACTGGTCGGCGGTTGGTGCGACAGGGCATTGGGCCGATGATGCTATTGGAACTAACCTTGGGAAAGCTGCCCCTGGAGTAGGTGATTCTACCATCTTTGCAAACGGCTTTAATGGAGCAGGTCAGGTAGTAACCATAGATGCTGCTGCCAACTGCCATGATATGGATTGGACTGGAGCTACGAATACTCCTGATTTCAAGCACAACGCAACCTTGAATGTTTATGGCGCATACACGGGCATTGCTGGTATGACAAATTCGGGCAATAACTCCTATTTAATTTTCAGAAATAATAGCCAAACTGTAAATATAACGTTCGGGGCTGCCTTTGCTGGCACTCATATCAATTTTGGCTCTGACTCTGGCGTTAACCTGGGAAACTGGACTTTACTAGACACCCTTGTGATTTCCCTCAATCAGATTGCGTTTTACGCTGGAACTTTGAATACTAACGGTCAGATAATAAACTGTAGGAATTTTTTAATTTCCCTTGCCCATACGAAAGTCCTCACTACTGGTGCTTCGATAATTAACTGCTCTGGCACGGCTGGTACCGGCTTTGATTATACTGGCACTAACCTCACCCTCACTGCCAACACCGCCACCATCAACATCTCAGGTACAGGTACATTTACGGGGGGTGGGATAACAACATACCATGATGTCAACCTCAACGGTACAGCTCACACTATATCAGGTAGCAATACTTTTAATAGTTTTAACTTAGCATCAGGGGTAACTCAAACTATAAAGTTCACAGATGGCACAACCCAGACGGCAACCACGTATGAATTAAGCGGTTCAGCTGGGCATGTCCATACGCTTCAAGGAACTGGTGCAGCAGGATGGTATTTGACTAAGGTATAATTATGGCGCAACCTAAATCATATAAAGTATTTGAATACATATCTATATCGAGATGTACCGGTAATCCGATAAAGAGATGGGTAGCTGATTCCACTTGCACGGATGGTGGCAGCAATGTCAACTGGACATTTGTGACAACAGTAGATTATGTAACCGTTACCGATTCCAGGGTATCCCCGTATGATACTTGGTTCCTGGGGCTTCATTCTACAGATGGCGGTAGAAATGTTGGATGGGGGTTTACACCAATCGGCGTCTGGGGTTATTTTACCTGGAAATAATAGGGAGAATATGATGGTTGAATTAAAAAGAAAAGAACAATTCCCGATGGCTGAGAATTGGCAGCTAGAAGTCCATCGTAAAGGCACGGTTAGGCTTGGGGAGTATAAGAAGCTTTGGACTCCTGAGATGGCCTTTAACGGTCGAGAGATTATCCAGTCAGAATCCCCTGTCGATATCATACGAGGGGAGAACCTTATAGTCACGGTAGGTAAGGCGCATGTTGGCGACCGCATGATTGATGCAGCGGGCATTGATTATGGATTTACCTATTGCGCTGAGGGAACCGATAATACCGCTCCGGCTGTAGCCCAGACAACTCTTGTAGCCGAGGCAGCCCGTAAGATAATGACAAGTCGGCTGCGCACTACTATAGGGGCGGTAGTTTACATTACATGCTCTACCTTTTTCACAGCGGCTGAGGCTAATGATTCTGTTTT